GGCGTTCCCCCAAAGCAGGTAATTCCGTTATGCCAGCTAATGAAGTGGGAAGTTACCCCGCATGAAATCCGCCCAGATATTTATCCTAACCCGACCGATGGTTTACCTGTTGGATGTAAGGCTAACACACAAAATGCACAGGAGTTGATTCATGAAAATCAGGCATGAGCACATCGAATCAGTGCTGTTAGCCCTGGCCGCTGAAAAAGGGCAGGCGTGGGTCGCTAACGCAATTACTGAAGAATATCTGCGCCAGGGGGGCGGCGAATTGCCCCTGGTACCAGGCAAGGACTGGAACAATCAGCAGAATATCTATCATCGTTGGTTGAAAGGTGAAACGAATGCGCAAAGGGAAAAAATTCAGAAACTGATCCCAGCAATTCTGGCAATCCTTCCGCGCGAGCTGCGTCACCGACTCTGCATCTTCGATACCCTGGAACGCCGTGCATTACTGGCGGCGCAGGAAGCGTTGAGTACGGCAATTGATGCGCATGATGATGCAGTCCAGGCCGTTTACCGGAAAGCACATTTCAGCGGTGGTGGAGCGTCCGACGATTCTGTTGTAGTGCATTGATTGAATAGGGTATCCAATAATGAAAATCAAACCGTACATAAATGCCGGAAATCTTACTCCCGGCGAACTACGAGACTGGATCCTGAAACTTGCAAAAAATGCAGAAATTGCGGGTTGGGGTACAGAAACTTCGGTTCGGAAGCTTCAGAGCGCAGAACTTAGCCTGCGCTCAGTTATGGACGATTTATCCCCAAGAATTAATTTTCTGGGGTCAGAGCAAATAATTCGTTCGGAAGGTCACTCCAGCGAAGTTGCGGAAGTTCTGAATACTCTGAGGATAACGTTTGCTGCCGTTCGCGATATTCAACGAACCATTCTCTCATTGATTTCTCAGCTTCAAGAAATTGATAGTCGCATTCCTGGCGGGGGTCATAGAGAGCGTCTTCCAGAATGTGAAGAGCAAGGACAGGGGAAACAGATAAGGGATCAGTAATACGTTTTTCACTTGCCTGGTATAGCAATCTCGCCAGCGAATCATAGCTACTGGGGCTCAGGAGAGAATCCCGTGAGTGATTTGTAAGAATCAGGTGGAAGCGGGTGAGAACTATAGCCCTGCATGTTACCAGGTTAACCATGTCGTGGTCGTGCTGGTTAATTTTGTACACAGTGCGCATGTGATTTTTAATTTTTTGGCAAACAGCCATTAAAGACATGTCGAACCTCCTTTGGTTCTGTTGATTGGGGAATCACAGATTATATCCGGAGGAAGGTTCGACACCAGATGAGGCAATTATGGTTAAGGCTAAAAACATGCCAAATCCCATGCCAAAAACTAAGGCAAACAACGAGCCTTATCGCAAGGTAAAAATAACGATATGGGATGATCCCAAATTTAGGGCGTTATCTCCTCTGCCTCCAAGTGGACAGAGTTTGTTTATTTATCTGCTGACCAGTCCATTTACCGGGATTATTCCTGGGTTGTTTAAAGCCGGGCGGGCAGCAATGGCTGAAGAGTTGGGGTGGGATATCGAAGCCTTTGACTTAGCCTTAGGCGAAGCCATGAATCTTGGCATGGTGAAAGCAGATATCAAAGCCAGAGTTTTTTGGCTCCCGAATGCTGCGAAACACAATCCGCCAAACTCGATAAATGTCATTAAATCCTGGGCAAAGGCATTCGCTTTAATTCCTGATTGCCCTCTCAAATGGGAGGCCAGGGAATCGCTGAGAGCCGCGTCCTACGGGGTTTCTGAGGCTTTGGGGATGGCATTCGATAAGGCAATCCCTTTGCCTGAGGATAAGCCTAAGGATAAGGCTAACGCTTTGTCATGCGGTATCCAGATAACAGATAACAGATATATAAACCCCACACATAACGCGCGCGTGCGCGAGAGTGTTCCGGCCAGTGAGGCAAATGGCGTGCCGTTGCAGACAGCGGAACCTGATTACCTGGAAGGCCTGAGCGAACCCATCGGGAAATTTCCGATGACCGATGGCTGGCATCCGTCGCCGGATTTTCGACGACGGGCTGCGCTGTGGGGCGTGGCTCTTCCTGAGCCGGAATTTACACCAGCTGAACTTGCCGCCTTCCGGGACTACTGGACAGCGGAGGGGAAAGTTTTCACGCAGGTTCAGTGGGAGCAGAAATTCGCCCGTCACGTACATCACGTCAGGGCGCAGGTTAAACCAGTCAGCAAGGGGGGGAACCATGCAGCAACGCCAGGTGGCACCGCATCACGGGCAGTTCAGGAAATTCGGGCAGCACGTGAGCAGTGGGAACGTGAAAACGGATTTATCCTCGACGGAAACGGCGTGGAAGCTGTGGGAACTCATGGGGGAGGTTTATTCGAACCGCTGGACCCAGAAGAACGGGGCCGCACCTTCGAAGCTCTGGATTGCACAGATTGGCGCGATGACTGAGCAGCAAATCCGTCAGGTCTGCCGCCAGTGCATGGACCGCTGCCGGGCGGGTGAAACATGGCCTCCGGACCTGGCTGAGTTTGTTGCGCTGATTTCGGAGAGTGGGGCAAATCCATTTGGTCTGACGGTGGATAACGTGATGGAGGAGTACCGCCGCTGGCGCAACGAGTCCTGGCGATACGACGGGAGCGATAAATACCCGTGGTCTCAGCCCGTGCTGTATCACATTTGCCTCGAGATGCGGGCAAAAGGGATTGAGCGTCAGATGACCGAAGGGGAGTTAAAACGACTTGCAGAACGGCAACTAGCGAAATGGGCAAAGCATGTTGGTGACGGCTTCAGCGTTCCGCCCGTCCGGCGGCAACTGGTAGCACCAAAACGCCCGTCGGGGCCAACTCCAATTGAGTTGCTGAAACAGGAATATGAACGCCGGAAAGCGGCTGGGTTTGTTTGAGTTGAGAAGTAATTTTTACCGGGAGGAAATTTTAATGGAGACCGTTTTTGACACACTGAAAGCGATGGGAAAAGCCACGTCGGTAGAACTGGCTGCGCGACTTGATATCAGTCGTGAAGAAGTGCTGTGCGAGCTGTGGGAACTGAAAAAAGCTGGTTTCGTGGATAAAAACGCCTACACCTGGCGTGTGGCTGATAACAACGTTCAGCAGGAACAGCCAGTGCAGGCTGAACTGCCGGAAGAAACCACCACGGCAACAGTCGCTAAAATTTCGGAGAGCGATTTAACTGCGACGATTGAACAACGTGGACCACAAACGGCGGATGAACTGGCTACGCTGTTCGGTACCACATCCCGCAAAGTGGCGTCAACGCTGGCAATGGCAATCAGCAAAGGTCGTCTGATTCGTGTAAACCAGAACGGTAAATTTCGTTACTGCATACCGGGTGATAATTTACCAGCAGAGCCGAAAGCAGCATCGGTAGCGGAAACTGATGGTAAAGCCTTTCCTCAGCCAGCAGGTGTTGCGTTACCAGTACAGGAAGTTGCAACACAGGAAGATATTAAAACAGAAACTGTGGCGGACATTGTGCAGCCGCTTGAGAAGCGAGTGGATAATCTGGTTCTGCCATCGCTGCGACAGGCAAACCGCGAACTGCGTCGGGCGAAAAATCATGTCCAGAAGTGGGAGCGAGTCTGCGCCGCGCTGCGGGAGCTGAATAAATATCGCGATATTGTCGCCCAGCTTTGCCAGGAGGCAACCAGTGAGCAAGATTGACTATCAGGCACTGCGTGAGGCAGCAGAAGCAATAAAAATAGCAGCCACACCACAAAAATTGCTGGCATTTCGTATGAAAGCCACACCTCAGGTTGTGTTGGAACTGCTGGATGAACTGGAAATTAAAAGCAAACGAATTAACGAGTTAATCAAGGGTGGTGAAAACGCCAAATACGTGACTGAAATTTTCCGACTTGAGAAAGAACGCATGACGCTGGTGGCGGAGAATGCGGTAATGCTCGAAACTATTGAAGCCGTTCGCAGTGTTGCGGATAACTCCAGTGGAATTGCCGGATGGCATTTGAATGGCGATATCGCCACATGGGAAGAGATTCTTCCTGAAATTAACGATATCGAAACCCCAGCCACCGATGCTTTCCTGGCTGATGTACGGGCGGTGGCGTTTAACGAGCTTCGCGCGGCGTTTGTCAGGCACGCAAAAGTTGCAGGACTGGATGATGCCGATACCGTAACGCTTAAGGAAGTGACAGAAGCATTATTGCATTGTGCGGAACAGATTCGCGCGCCTGAATAATTAAATTTAGTGTTGTAAATAAAATTTAATCCTTAACCGGAGGGATTCCTGCACCCTCAAATCATCAGGAGGCCGCCCGAAAGGGCGGTAATAAAAATGGCTGAACTAATCGGAGAACAAAACGATGAAAAACCGTAAAGCAAAAATTCTTTTGACCTGTAGAAACGCTCGCGGCGTCCAGCAATGGTTAAAACTCAGTAACCGCAGAATGGGATTGTTCACAAATACGGCTGATATTGTGATGTGTTCACTTAACAAGCCCAGCGCCGCACAAAACCGCTGGAGAAACCACGGTTCTCAGCGAACTGAAGGGGAGTGATATATGCCTGCATTTTTCAGAAAAGAATATCCGCGAAAGATCAGAGCAACAGAATTCCTGTTTCTCATTCTGTTTATCGTGTTGATGATACCGATATCCCCGTTAATTCTGGTATGGGGAATCGGGAAAATAATTGAGCCAGTTATTGAATTGTATAACGACGTGGTATGGGCGTCGTTCAACACATTGCACAATAAAATTAATCCATATAAGGAAAACTGAAATGACTTTTACCGAAAAAGAAATGATTAAAGAAATCAAAGAGCGTATCAGTAGCCTGGACGTACGAGACGATATTGAGCGCCGGGCTTATGAAATTACATTGGCATCACTGGAAGCAGAGCCGGTAGCATGGAGTGTAGGCAATGCTATAACTCGTGACCATGAGAAAGCACAAAAGATTGCCGGGGATACTGGATTTTCAATTATTCCATTATACACTGTCGCAAAAGATGCTCAGAGTGTGACAAATCATTGGATGCCTGAAGTTGGCGAATATTGCGAAGTATGTACTGATGACTCTGAAATTGAATGGTTAAAAATCAAGGTGGTTGCTATTCATGGCGATGAGGTAGCCGCCATTGTTTGTGACCCTGACGATTATTATTATGATCGCTTAAAGCTTTTGGGTTGGGAATACGACAATTCTGTTTTTCGCCCTCTATCCGAAGGCGATGTTGAAAATAACCCGATAAGTGCGGAGAACACATTACGATGACCTGGCCTGAAGCATTCACAACGGTAGGAATTGCGATGGCGGTGGCGCTGGTGGTGTATTCGATTTGCCGCTGGGGATAAAAACGGTTTGCGGGAAAAGGAGAGTTAAGTAGAATTGCAGCGGGTGCTTGAGGCTATCTGTCTCAGGCATGAACACCAAAAGGCAGATAGAGAAAAGCCCCAGTTAACATTACGCGTCCTGCAAGACGCTTAACATTAATCTGAGGCTCAATCCATGCTGAACACATGTAGGTTAGCCTCTTACGTGCCGAAAGGCAAGGAGAAGCAGGCTATGAAGCAGCAAAAGGCGATGTTAATCGCCCTGATCGTCATCTGTTTAACCGTCATAGTGACGGCACTGGTAACGAGGAAAGACCTCTGCGAGGTACGAATCCGAACCGGCCAGACGGAAGTCGCTGTCTTCACAGCTTACGAACCTGAGGAGTAAGAGACCTGGCGGGGGAGAAATCTCCCGCCACCTCTGATGTGTCAGGCATCCTCAATGCACCCGCACCTGACGCGTTTTGCTGGGTTAATGTTGAGCCATTTGTCATGTTAATAAGGAGGAGTGAATGAGAACGTATATTAAAGAGTTGAGATGGGGTAATTTTATCCTGCTCAGAGGTGATATGATTTCTAATTATGCTTCAAATTATGGGGAATGGTGCGAGGTTGAGGTTGACTTATACAAAACATTATTATCAGAAGGTAGTAATGTTATAGAGATAGGTGCAAACATAGGACTGCATACAATTCCATTGTCAAAAATTTGTGGTAAAGGGAGCATAATATGCTTTGAACCGCAACCACCAATATTTAACATGTTATGTGGTAATTTGGCTATAAATAATATATTGAATGTTATGCCATATAACAAAGCTGTTGGAGATAGGTGTGGTAGTGTTGTAATTCCTGTGTCTTCGTATGATAAACCATGGAATTATGGTTCATTTTCAATTGAAAAAGGTTATAATAGTGAAGGTGATTATGATGCCAGCCCAGCCCAGCCCAGCAATGCATTGATCTAATCACAATAGATGCATTTACGGAATCAACGGGCTTGAAAGTTGATTTTATTAAAATAGATGTTGAAGGCTATGAACTAAACTGTATTCGCGGGGCCGTAAACACAATAAAGGATAACAGACCAGCAATATTTTGTGAAGCCATTAATAAAAATATTACAAATGAGGTTGTGTCTTTTTTATCAGATCTTGGTTATGAAGGTTTTTGGTTCATTGGAAACAGATATAGACAAGATAACTTTTTTGCATGTCCTGGACAAATCTATAATAAATTGAGTTATGATGTTAATATTATCTTCATTCATAAAGAGGACAGGGGGGGATCGAGAAATCTATGTAGAGAAAGGCTTAAAAGATTCGAGTATTTTGAGCAATTACATGAAGGGATAACTGTTCTGAATTCATATCCTTAAAAATATCTGTATTACTTCATGTTAGCAGATAAACCAATTCCGAACATTGGGGTTGGTTTATCTGTATTTATGTTTTATCATTAGAATAAAGCCAGTCTGAACAACTGGCATCTGCTGCACTGCGCCATAGAGAGATTAATAAATGGCGCATATACAACTGGTCAAACATACTTCTTCTGGTTTACTTCTCCCGGCGACGCCGGAGAGTTGCGATTTTTTGCATCAAATCAAAATAGGTGAGTGGATACACGCAGACTTTAAGCGTGTGCGTAACTACGCATTCCACAAGCGTTTTTTCAAACTCCTGCAACTGGGATTCGATTACTGGACTCCGGTCGGTGGGGCGATCACGCCTCGCGAACGAAAACTGGTATCAGGCTTCGTTGATTACCTGTGCGAATCAGTAGGTCGGGAACACACTCCAGCCCTGAGTGATGCCGCAGAGCAATACCTTAATACAGTTGCGACATGCAGAACCCGGGATACGGCATTGCTAAAGTCGTTTGACGCTTTCCGCGAGTGGGTAACCATTCAGGCCGGATTTTACACCGAGCATATTTATCCGGACGGTAGCCGCGGGCGTCGAGCGAAATCCATCGCGTTTGCGAATATGGACGAAACCGAGTTTCAGCAGGTTTATAAATCTGTGCTGAATGTGCTGTGGAACTGGATCCTGTTCCGTAAATTTTCCTCTCCGGAACAAGTCGAAAATGTGGCCGCGCAGCTACTGGAGTTTGCGTAATGGTGAATTTACGTAAAGCGGCGCGGGGCCAGATGTGCCAGGTCAGAATCCCTGGATACTGCAATCATAATCCTGAAACGTCTGTGCTGGCGCATTACCGACTGGCGGGAACGTGTGGAACGGCGATAAAACCACACGATATGCAGGCAGCGATTGCCTGTAGCTCGTGCCACGATTTAATCGACGGGCGGGTAAAAACCAGCGATTACACCAAAGAAGAATTACGCCTGATACATGCAGAAGGTGTTTTTCGCACACAAGAAATCTGGAGAAAGGAAGGTTATTTATGATTTACCCAACGAATACAGGAAAAAGCGGAGAACACCTTCGTCTCACCACGCTGGAAAGTGTCTGGATTCAGGGGAAACTGCGTATGTGGGGGCGCTGGTCGTATATTGGTGGCGGTAAGACGG